TTCGTCCTGTAATTCACTACTCGGTATCACGTGAAGATTTACTTGTTAATCAAGCAAAAGGCAAGCGACCTAACATGCAAGTGTTACTTGAGCAAGGTTACAAAAAACAAAAACTCCGTGCTCATAGTGATTTTATGTGGAATAGAGCAGTCAATGACTGGGCATTACAGTTTTTGGACTACGCAGACATTATGGTAGAATCTAAAGCCAAAAATCTTGCAAGTGAAAAATTGTATAAATATTACTATGAGCGAGGAAACAGATCTACTGCCGGAAGACAGTCCCTTCATGAAGGTAATGAAACAAGAGCCTCTGAAATTTGTACGGTTTGATCAAAAACTGTATGACAATCAGCAAGCCTTTAAAAACCGTTACAAATTGTGGGAATTATATAAAAAAGAAAAATAAATACTTTCATGAACTTGAAAGAGATATCAGATAAAAGTTGCTCTAGAACAAGAGCCGCAGAATGCCAGTGTACTCAACTTACCACTATTACTGAATCAGACGACTATGTTACTGCATTATGTAATTTAGATCACGGAGAATCAGTAGAAGGAACTATTTTGTTGAGACAAATGAAAAAAGGATCTGGTACTGTAATAGTAGGACGTATTACAGGTTTAGAACCTGGTGAACATGGATTTCATATACACGAGTTTGGTGATTTGACAGATGGCTGTGAGAGCGCCGGTGGCCATTATAATCCCGATGATGTAGATCACGGTGATATTGATAATGGTCATGTAGGCGATTTAGGAAATGTCACAGCGAACACAGACGGCGTAGCCGACTTCACTATTATAGCAAAACGTGTTGATCTAATAGGTGAACGCAGTGTTGTTGGTCGTGCAATAGTAGTCCATGCTGATGTAGATGACCTAGGTAAAGGCGGCGATGCAGAATCACTCAAAACCGGAAATGCAGGTGAACGACTCGCTTGTGGGGTAATTATACTTAAAGATTAGGAGAATACAATGCTTAATTGGCTTAAAAATATATTCATGCCAACAGAAATTGCTGACAAACCATTAGTGTTAGACAAGCCTGTTGTAATGAAAAAGTCAGAACTAACAAAAATGACAAAGAACGAACTTGAACAACTAGGTCGTGCTCATGGCATTGAGTTAGACAAACGATTAACTAAACCAAAACTAGTTGATCAACTATGGAAAGAAGTAAAACCTAAAAAATAAAGGAGATTACTATGTTAGATAATTTTAAAGGTTGGGTAGCAAAACGCTTCACAGAAAGAACATCTTGGGACGGTGCGGCACTTATTGCATTAGGAATTGTTGTGCTAATTGCTAAACCACTTGCAGGATTACTTGCATATGCGGCAATCGCATATGGTGCTTGGACTATTTACAAGTCTGAATAATTACAAACTACTAATTGGTTTATCTATAGAGGCTGGCATATTCCAAACCAGCCTCTTTTCAACTCCACGTTTTTGTGCAAATCTTTTAGGATCGCAACTAGGACATACATGAAAATAGTTGTCGCTTAACCGCCTAGGATCTACTTTACCTTTCTCACGCTTAAACTCTTCATTGCATTCATCACATACAAACACAGCAATTTGTTTCATGCGTTTGTAGGGGTGTACTTTGCCCTTTTTGCTTTTACGATAGTAGTGAGTTATAGAATTTTCTATTCTTTTGAACATAACACTATTTACATTCGGATTATAAAATATAACATAAATATTGTCATGAGCATCGTAACTGTTACAGATTCAGCAAAAGAACACATGGAAAGCGTCATTGCAAAGGAAGGCAAAAAGTACGTTAAATTAAGCGTTAAGGGCGGTGGATGTGCTGGTTTTCAGTATGAATGGAATGCTGTAGATACAGTAGAAGACGATGATGAGATATTTGAATTAAGTAATGGCAATTTTGCTATTGATGCAACTGGTCTAATGTTTGTAATGGGTACTACAATAGACTATAAAAAAGAAGTGTTTGGATCATACATGAGTATACAAAACCCTAATGCAACGTCAAGTTGTGGATGTGGAGAAAGTTTCGGAGTTTAAAATATGGCACGTAAAGAGATTAATATTGGCGCAACTGGTAATGACGCAACCGGTGATAGTATTAGAACAGGTTTTGACAAAACAAATCAAAACTTTACAGAACTATACGCGGCACTAGGATTAGGCGGCGGTCTAAACTTTGAAACACTAGACAATACACCTAATGCATTAACTGCTAATAAAGTGTTAGCATCAAATGCTAATGGTGATGAAATTATTGAAAAAACACTAGTAGGTGACGGTGTAACTATTGATCAATCTACAAATCCTACACAAATTATTATTAGAAATACTGGTACTGAAGTTGCACGTGATACATCACCAGAACTAGGTGGTGATCTTGATGCACTTGGACAATTTAGAATCAAACGTCTTGCTGATCCTATCAACGCACAAGATGCTGTGAATAAACAGTACGCTGATCAGACATTTATTGATGTTGCTGGAGATGTAGCAGTAGGACAAATACAATTACAAGACGGTGCAGGACAACCAAGAATTCCAACACTGCTAGACGAAGCAACTAATAAACAATATGTAGATACAAAAGTATCCAAGTCCGGTGACGAAATGACCGGACAACTAATACTTGCTCGCGATCCTATTGAAGGTGATAGCGGATTAACAGCAGTTACAAAAAATTATGTAGATTCTACAGGTTACATTTCAAACTTAAACATCTATGTTTCTTCTAAAGGTAGAACAGAGCGACAACAACTAGACGCAGGTATTGAACAATTAAAAGTAGGTAGAAGTTGGGGTAATGCTTTTTCAAGTGTTAGGGACGCATTGTTTTATGCAGAACGTGTAATCAAAGGTGATGCTAGATTAAAATCAGAAGGTTTATTGCCTAGCAGTCATATTAATTATTTTCCAACACCTGGACGTAAGCCAGGACCATACACAGTAGGTTTAGCGGCTGACGGAACAGAAGATACAACTAACGTTCTTGCTAACAGTTTACTTGTAAGAAATAGAAGTTTTATTCAACAAGAAACTGTTGCATTTATTAATAGAGAAGTAGCAGACAATGACAACACAGATGGTTTTTCTAGTTCTTTCACTTATGATCAAGAAAAATGCTTTAGAGATGTAGGATTAATTATTGATGCTATGTCATTTGATTTAACCTACGTAGGTAATAGTAGAACTGTTGATGCGGCGACAAGTTATTGGGACAATGCAGGAACACCTGGTAATACAGGTGACGATATAAGTTTAATTTCTGGACAACAAAGTGAAACTGTTGCGGCAATAAATTTTGCTAGAGATTTAGTCCTAAACAATATTTTAACAAACACTGCTTATGTTGCTCCAGACGCTACTGCAAATCCAAATGCTTATGCTCTGATCAATAGTAATAAAAGATTTGTCGTAGACGAAACAATAGCATATATCAATTATCAGGTTGCAAATGCTACACCTGGTAGTATTTGGGAAAACTTTACATATAACGAGAATAAATGTGCTAGAGATGTTGGTATTATTTTAGATGGTGTTGCATTTGATTTAAAATATGGCGGTAACACACAAACAAGAATAAATGCTTCAAGATACTATGATGGGGCAGTGAGCAAAGTTGCAGGACAAGAGCAACAAACAGCGGCGGCTGTTGCATATGCTAGAGATTTAGTTTCTGATTACATTCTTACAAATATATTATTCACAAGTTTACAAACAGCAGTTGATTCTAGCAAACAAGTAAGAGATTTATCTAACGCAGGTGAAACTGCCGCTAGAACAAAAGTTGATACATTAATGAACAACATAAGTTCTGTTATCACAGGAGGTTTGGGATCATTACCTGCTTTGGTTGGAACTACTAATAATGTAAGTACAGATGTACAGGTTATTGATACTAGTATTACATCAGAAGCACCTGCTAGTGGTATTCTAACAAGTTTATTTGCAATTATTACCAATGCTATAACAGGCGGTTTAGGAACACTACCTGCAAAAACAGGTGGGCAAGGAAGAGAACAAAATGTTCCATTACCTGAAATAACAGTACATGTTGAGTCAGGCAATTATGAAGAATTGTGTCCAATGCCTATACCAGAAAATGTATCTTTAAAAGGTGACGAATTTAGACGTGTATTGATACAATCTAAAGTTGGTGTAAGACCTCCTCAAAGATCTCTAGATATGAAATTTGAAAGAGGAGATCTTTTCAATTATAATAATTCTGGAACAACACCTAAATCTGCACGTTTTAGAAATCACTATGATAGTCAATATTCACAAGCAGATAGTAATGGTGGTTTGAACAGTGCTGGAGCAGGAAGTGTAAGATTAAAAAATCTAGTGTACTATCCTTTGAATGGAATGTACTTCGAACACACTGATGGTGTTGGTCCGAGTGTTAGATACTATATCAAAAATATTACTTTTGATCCATTAGGAGTTGGAGATTTCCAAACTGCTGACTGTGAACTTTACAGCGATATCAATACAACAACTACAACTACACTAACATATACAATTACAAATAATACTGTAGTAGAACTTAAAAAATTAAATCAACACTGTGATGTTTTCTTAATGAACAACGCAACGATTTTACGTAATTTGAGTATTAGACGACATCAAGGTTTTGTAATGACACTAGACCATGAAGGTCAAATTCTTACCAAATCACCTTATGCACAGACATGTTCATCTTTCTGTGGACAAGGCGGTGGTGGTCAATATGTTGACGGTAACGCTGGTGTACAGTATGGTACTGTCGTTGATAGTCCTAATGCAAGTGGTTTTTCAATAACCTTGCAAGGGTTAACTAGACCTGTACAAATTCCAACAACTTTCTTGTATCAAGGTAATAATCCAAGTGATACAGAAAAAGGAACTTATCGTATTATCGGTGCTACTGCTCCTGTTGACGACGGATTAGGTCAAGGAACTTTTAGACAAACACTAACATTAGCCGCAGATACAGAAATAAAAGTCAATACAAGAAATCTTAATAATGGTTATATAGATACTGGTGTTGAAATAAGAATAGAAACTGCTGGTAACAAGTCAATGACTTGTAATGACTACACACAAATGAACAGTGACGGTTATGGTCTTGTTGCTACAAACGCAGGCTTAATTGAAGCGGTATCAGTGTTTACATATTATTGTGATACTGCATACTGGGCACGTAATGGTGGACAAATTAGATCACTAAACGGTTCTAATGGTTATGGTCGTATTGGTATTAAAGCATCAGGAAGTGATCCAAACGAAAACGTTCAATCAGGTACTACATTCTTTAGACAACTAAATGTAAACAAAACAGGCTCACCTGATGTTGATTATACACAAGAAGTAATTTCGCATAACCCTGGTGGCACAAATAATATTACAGGTAATAATCAATTCGAAATTAGAGATTTTGACTACCTACCGTTTCCAGACAGTAGAATGATTTTAAGTGCATTTGCAACTAATAATGATACAACAGAATATACCATTGAAGATGTAACGCCAGTAAGTGTAAGTATTTCAGGTGCAAATAATGCAAATGACACTTTTACAGCAACAGCAAATCACTATTTTACAAACGGAAGTGTTATTAAACTTGCTGGATTCGATAGTGCTGGAATGACAGGTGTTGACGGAGTCTACTATGTAGGTAATGCTAGTGGCACTGACTTTAAAGTTTACACAGATTCTAACTTGTCAACAGAACTAGATTTAGCAAGTGCTGGTGTATACACAGGCAGTGGCGGTACTGCAACAGGTGGTGGTAGAGCCGTTTTAAGTTTAGGACAAGAATTAAGTTTAGGTGTAGGTACTGTTGTTGCTGATGGTGAAAAGATTATGCTTACCGTTGGTAAGAAAATTTATATTAAAGGACTTTTAGATACACCACGAGTACTTCCAAGTAGTGCATTACAATTTGCAACAGGTGATGCTCAAGTCTTTAGAATTTTAAATGTTGAAAGAGACACCACAGACGACGAGGTCGGAACACAAGTTGATTATCAATTACAACTTTTTGATTTAAGAGTTCCAAGTAGTAGAACTGCAAACGAATTCATCAGGGTAACAACAAAAATTTCAACCATGAGAGCAACAGGACACGACTTCCTAAACATTGGTTGGGGTAACTATGCGGCTTCTAATTATCCTAATAACGTGTTTGGAGAACCTGTTGGTAGACCAGACTTTAGTGCTGAACAGGCCAACGAAGCAGTAGAAGAAGGCGCAGGTAGAGTATTCTACGCAAGTACTGACCAAGATGGTAACTTTAGAGTTGGTAGATTTTTCCGTGTAAACCAAGGTGACGGTTCAGTTGAACTTAATGCAAACATTGGATTAACAAACGTTGACAGTATTGGTTTTACTAAAGGTACTACAATTGACGAGTTTTCAACAGACGATAAAATGCAAGGTAAGTCAGATGATGCTGTACCTACAGAAGCAACTATCGTTACACACTTGAATTCAAATGTAATTGGTAGACACGAAGACGGTACTGCGGTAACACCATTTACTGCAAATAATAATCAACAGAGTACAACATCAGGTGGTTTGTTAGCAAGGGATGGTTATGATGTTACACTTCGCCAATGGAATAAAATGCAAGGTGAGTTGAACATGAACTCAAACTTGATTACAAATATTTCAATGGTAGGTGCTCAAGCAGACGACGGTGTAAACAAAAACTATGCTGACAATGTGTTTAGAGGTGCAACTACTGATTCAATTAGAAATGAAGTAAAAACTTTTGAGATGTTAAATGATAGCACACTCAATGCTGGTGCTATCCTGATGAATGATAACCAAATCAAAGGTTTAATGGATCCATCAGAAGATAAAGATGCTGTAACAAAATCTTATGTAGATAGAAAATCAACACTAGGTGGATTAAGCGATGTTACAATTACAGGTAATCCAAGCGATACTGATATTGTAATGTTTACAGGAGTTAATCCAAGTAATCAATTTGTTGATTTTCATAACAGTGTTAACGTGTCATTAGATACAACAGTTGATTCCACAGGCGGAAGTCCAACATTTGGTGAACCACTCGGTACTGGTTCAGATGTAAGATTTAACAGAGCCGGAAACAGTCTTAACATACAACTTGCTAGTGGAGCAGTCAAAAATGCAGATGTAAGTGTTGCGGCGGCTATTGCACAAAGTAAATTAAATTTACAACTAGCAACAGCGGAAAATGCGGCGCCAACTGGCACACAAGCAGATAAGCAAGCACGAAGTGGTTTGTCTAGTTTTGATGATGATTTCTTTACATCAACAGACGGATGGGTATCATTACTTACAGCAACATCAACAAGCGATGGTATAAGTTTAAATAAAATTAGGCATCAAACTGGTAACACAATGCTAGGTACTTCTGGCGCAAGTGCTGGCGCTGTAGTTGCTCTTACTCCTGCACAAATTAGATCACTTATTGAATTTAACACAAGTGTTGAAGCATATATTGATGATGCTGTTTTAGATACAAATGGTGCTTTGTTAAAGTCCGGTGGTACAATGACTGGACAAATGAATTCACAAAATATTTTACCTAGTGCAAATGATACTTACAATTTAGGTAGTGGACCGCAACCATCCGGATTTAGATTCCTCAATATGTATACTGCTACTTTACATGCAGACGATATTAACGGAGCCAATATAAGAAGTGCAGACGGTGGTACAACTGTCCTTACAAATAACGGAGATGCTACATCAACATTTATTGGTAACTCTGCTACAGCAAGTCAATGGGAAACTACAAGAAATATTACACTAACAGGACAAGCAACAGGTACAACAACTATTGATGGTAGTGGTGATATTAGTATTACTGTAACCCTCGGTGATGCGGCTCTAGATGATCAGTATGTTCCTGTAGAAGGTGGAACATTTACAGGTAATATCCAGGTCGATGGAAACATTAACACAGATCAAAACAACAACGGTAACATTGGTGCAAGCGGCACACGCTGGGCAACTGTGTATGCAACAACATTCAACGGTACTGCAACAGCGGCACAATATGCTGACTTGGCTGAAAATTATTTAGGTGACAATACCTACGAACCAGGTACAGTTTTAATGTTTGGTGGTTATAATGAAGTTACAGTATGTAAAGGCGAAATGAATACTAAAATTGCTGGTATAGTATCTACTAATCCAGCACACTTAATGAATTCAGAAATGCCAGGTGAATTTGTGATTGCTGTTGCACTACAAGGTCGCGTTCCTTGTAAGGTAGTTGGTAAAATTTCAAAAGGTGACATGATTGTTTCCAGTGATATCGATGGTGTAGGTATTGCATCAGATGATCCGAAACTTGGTGCTGTAATTGGTAAAGCATTACAAGATTATGATTCAGAGGAAGTTGGAACCATCGAAGTTGTGGTGGGTAGACTGTAAATAGTATAGGAAGAAACATATGGCGATACAAACTATAAACATTGGTCAAAACGTAAACGACGGGACAGGAGACGATTTACGTACCGCATTTGATAAAGTAAACGACAACTTTACTTTTCTAGAAGGACTAGGCGGTGAAACAAATACTGCTTCTAATCTAGGTAATATTACAGACGGGGAAGAAATATTTGCAGGAAAAGTTTTACAAGACTTAACTTTTAAAAGAATCAAATCTTCCAATACAAATAATTTAACTGTTACTTCGGATGGGGAAAGTATTATTCTTAATCCTATAAACCCTGATCAAAATGCATTTGGTAGAGTTCAAGATGACAGCGGCGATACTATTACAGCCGGAAGTCCAAACTCTGTATTTGGTATTAAAGGAGGTTCTAATGTTACAACTAATATTGTTGGAACTGATCTCCAAATAAGTGCCTCTTTAAATTTAGTACAAGATATTACTCCAGAACTCGGTGGACCATTAACACTAAACAGTTTTGACATTGTGGGTAGTGGCAATATTAATATTACAGGAAATATAACAGCAACAGGATCTTTGAACGTAGGAAATATTGCAGGCGATGTAATAGGAGATTTGAAAGGTAGTGTATTTGGAAACGATAGCACACCTATCGTAAATGGTCTCGATAACACACTTAATGGAGATTTAACTGGTGATGTTACGGGTAATTTAACAGGAAACATAAGTGGTGGATTAGGATCCGAATTTAATTTAAATGCGTTTGGTTTGAGAAATGATATTGGTGGCGATATTACAAGACCAGATACTGCTTTTATTAGATTAGCACTTGGTGGTTTTGGAAGTATTGGAAATTATGCAGATCTTACTGCACCGGCTCCTAATAACCCTGATGCATCGTTCATTGTAAGAATGCCAGATATTAGTGATGCATACTTTGAAAAACAAGGTAGTGATAATAATACTTTAACATCAATGATGAACTATATTCATTACATTGATTCTCCACTTACAGATGTTGGTACAGAATACGGACAAATTCATTTCCATGAATATAAAGTAAACGGTACAACACAAGGTATGGGTTACTATGGTATGGTTTACGATGGTAATGATCATGCGTTTGTTGCCAAACCTTTTAGAAGAGGTACTTTTGAAGGTGACACAGGTGAGTTTAAAATTAATGCAGATGGTTCAATTATTTTAGATAGTATTAAAGTTAAAGATGAAACTATTACAACTATAGATTCAAATGAAGATTTAATTTTAGATGCAAGCGGTACAGGTAAAGTTAGTTTTTATGGTGCATATCAGTTTCCAGAAACAATTGGTAACGCAGGTGAAGTATTAACTGTTCCACTTTCAGGTACATTATTAGAATGGGGTGCCGGCGGTGGTGGCGGTGGTGGATCTAGTACTTTTGTTGGACTATCAGATACTCCAGCATCGTATGCAGGCGGCGCCGCAGATGCATTGAAATTTGTTAGAGTTGCGGCAAGTGGTACAGCATTAGAATTTGTAGATGTCACAAGTGTTGTAGATGGAACATATATTGCTACGCAGGGAGGCTTATTAACTTCCGGTGGTACTATGACTGGTGACATAAATCTAGGTACTAATAATATTACTAACGGTGGCACACTTACAGCAACAAGTTTCAGTGGAAGTTTAACTGGTAATAGTTCGGGTACACATAGTGGAGATGTTGACAGTGCAACTAATATTACTACAACTAATCTATTTGTTACAACTGTAGACACAACAGATTCAAGTGCTGTATCATTCACGCCAGGCGTAGAAATGGAAAGTTTCTTAACTGTTAAGAGCAGTTTGAATGTTTTAGACACAGTAACTACTAAAAATTTAACTAGCACACAAACTACAACACTAAATGATTTAATTATCACTGGCAGTCTTAATGTAGATAACTTTAATGTTACAGGATCAGGAAACCCAACATTTACTTCAGGAAGCGATATTGTTTTCGATGCGGCAGGACAGTTAACAACTAATGCATCAATTATTCCTGATCAAGACGGAACTGTAAACATTGGTAGTGCAACATTTAAATTTGACAATGTTTATGCTAACACTTTTAACGGAAATGTTACTGGTAATATAACTGGAAACTTACAAGGAAATGTTACAGGAAACATTGACGGCATTGTAGGCGGTAATACACCAGCGGCAGTAACAGGAACAACTATAATTGCCAACACAGGTTTCCAAGGAAATTTGACAGGTAATGTTGATGCAGATTATGTAGATGCTGGTAATATTAGAATTGAAGGTAATAGTATTGAAACTGCCAATTCAAACGATAACATAAGAATTGCACATCTAGGAACTGGCTATATAGAATTAGATAGTGACGTAGTTACAACTGGTAGAACATTTATTGCAAATAATGATAGTGTTACAATTGGTGCAACTTCTAGTCCTCAAGCAATTAGTATTGCTACATATTGTACCTTTATTACTACAGGTGATTGGACAGCGGGCGGATCTACTATTGCAAATGCTACACTTGCTGACGGTGCAAGAGAAGGACAAATTAAAGTTATAAAACTAAAATCAAGAGGTGTTTACCAACCAGTAAGTCCACCTACTTTAGACAGATATGTAGAAATTAGCCTAACATTAAACGGTGCTAGTGGAACAACAAGAATCGGTGAAAACTTCGAGTATGCAAGTATAACACTTATTTGGTCAGACAATAGTTGGTGGATAATCGGTCGCGTTGATAGTTAAGGTAAATACTGGTAAGAGGATAGAAAATGGCTAAACCAGTATGGACAACAACAGCAGGTAGTTTAGGTACAATCCAAGAACGAATTACTCTCGATATAGCACTTCAAGCAGTTGATGCTGATACTTTTTCCTTAATAAGTGGTTCATTACCAAAAGGATTGAGACTTGAAGGAAACAAGATTGTAGGAACTCCGTTGGAAGTTTCTGAAACCACACTGCACGAATTTGTTATTAGAGCATCTAATGACGAAGGTTCTATTGATAGAACATTTTCATATACAGTAGAAGGCGAAGATCCGCCACTTTGGATTACTCCTGAAGGCACACTTCCGATTGGGCCACAAGGTGAATATTTTATTATCAATAGGTCACCTATTGATTTTCAATTAAGTGCTACTGACCCTGATATAACAGCAGGGGAAAAATTAATTTATTATTTCGATGATCTGTTTGGCGAATTACCTCCGGGTGTGAGAATGGATGAAAACGGTAGACTTACTGGGGTTGTTTCTGCAGATTTGACTGTTGATTACAAAAGTGCAAGTAATGCATACGATTTACAATTTTACGATTTGTATCCATATGATTACGGAAGTAATGCATCGGGAGATACTGCTATTCCTAGACACCTTGCTAGATACTATGAATTTAGAGTAACAGTGTCCGATGGTGTAACTCGAGAAACAAGAAAATTTAAAATTCTTGTTGCAAATGAAGAACAATTTAGAACAGATACAACACTTATAAGTGCAGACACAGAAACTTATATTAGTTCAGCAACATATTTAAGAGCACCAATTTTTACAACAACTGGTAATCTTGGAATAAAACGTGCAAACAATTATATTACAATACCACTAGAAGTTTATGATCCAAACCAATTCAGTGGCACTGTATCATATAGCCTTATAGAAAATGAAGATAGTACACAAAGTATTTTACCAAGAGGAATGCAACTAGATACAACCAACGGTGTGCTTTTTGGTAAAGTACCATATCAGCCTGCTGTAACAGAAACTTACACATTTACTGTAAGAGTGACTAGAGATGATAATTTTTCTAATGAAACTGTTTATCAAGATAGACAATTTATACTAAAAATACAAGGAGAAGTCGATAGTACAATTAGGTTTACCTCACCAACTTTGTTAGGCACACTTGTACCTAATGAACAAAGTGTTTTACAAATTAATGCTACTACTACTTTGCCTAACGCAAGCATAAGATATTCACTATTAAGTGGTAGTCTTCCTCCAGGTCTTCAACTAGGAAGCAGTGGAGAAATAATTGGAAAAATTAATCAGTTTGAAAGTGCAACAGGTCTTAAAGACGGACTAACAACTATTGACCTTTCACAATTTGGATTGAACAGTTTTAGTTTAGATGCTGGAACGACAACAATTGATAGAATTTATAAATTTACAATAGGTGCGAGAGATTTTTATCAATTAAGTGCTGTAGAAAAAACTTTTCAAATTGCTGTAACAGCAGACACTATCACACAATATTCTAATATATACTTACAGCCGTTTTTACCTAAAGTAAAAAGACAATACTTTTACGACTTTATAACAGATACTAAAATCTTTCCAGAAAAATCACTGTATCGTGCTAACGATCCTAACTTTGGTACACAACCACAAATTAAAATGTTACTACAACATGGTATAGAAACTTTGGCTATTGAAAAATATATTCCTGCACTTGCTACAAACTTCCATACTAAAACTTTTAGATTTGGAGACATTAAGATAGCAGATGCTAGTGATGCTGATGATAATGTAATATATGAAGTGATTTATGTAGAACTAGTTGATGAAGCAGAAGGACTTAAAGGTTCAGTA